GGCACCATTATTGTATCGTTTGAGGATGAATAACCATGGCCACCGCAAATTTTAATACCAACGCACCATTTGTGCATGAATTCACCAACGCCCAAACCGTTGTAATTGATCACAATTTGGGATACCGGCCCCATGTATACGTAATCATTGATGATTATATCGTAATGGGTGATGTACAACACGTTACCAACAACCGTATGGTGATAACCTTCCTTAATTCAGTTACGGGCACGGTTTATTACAGTTAATATAGACGTGTGCCAAACGCACACCAAACATTAACAAACCACACAGGATCCAGAACCATGGAATTTTTTAGCCCACAAAATGTATTTAAAGGCCAGGTATCAATTGAGGGTGCGATTAGTGCCGACAACCACGCCGTAACTAAACAATATTTAGAGGCCAACGCCGTTGTTGGAATTGCCACCGATAGTGCAAATTATGCCGAGCTCGTAACCGTAAACGGCGAAAAGCAACTCAAATTAAAGCCACTCACCATTACCGATGTATCGGTGGATACCGTTGCAACATCATTGGCCGGTTGGATCTCATCTAATTACACAAATGGCGATGAAAAGCAAGAAGGCGACATCATTGTATTGACCGCCGTATCGGGTCGTGCACAAACATTTATCCACAATGGCGGTACCGCGGGCGATGCCACCGATTTTGCCGAGATTGAGGGAGCCGATGTAACAGATGCCGAGATCCGCGGATCGTTGAGTGCATCCGCCGGTATCGATTTTAACGCATCCACCGGTGAGTTTACCGCCGACCAAGGTGAGATCCGTGGATTTTTTGCCGCCGGATCGGGCCTTGCATACGATGGCGCAAACGGTACATTTTCATTAGACACCGATACGGACGGCATTAACGAGGGTGCAAGTAATTTGTACTATCTCGATAGCCGCGCCCGCGGGGCCATCTCGGTATCGGGTAATGGTATTGCATACGATAGTGGCACCGGGGTAATCTCGTTGGCATTAGATACGGATGATGTGGCCGAGGGTGCCAATCTGTATTATACCGATAGCCGCGCCCGCGCCGCGTTAACCGTTGCAACTGTTACAGGGCCAGATATCCAATTGTTATCGAAAGATGCCAACGGTGTTTTGTCTGTACCATTGAGCGGTGTATTTTCCCAATTGAGTGCCGGCCAAGGTTTGGCATGGGATGGCGGCGGTGAGTTCTCACTTGATGCCAATACCGATGACATCGCACAATTGGCGGGAGCCACCAATAAATTTTATGCCGATTCGTTGGTTGATGCGCATTTGTCAGGTGGTACGGCAATTGGTTACAATGCCGGGGTTATCTCGTTTACGGGTGATACGGGCGATGTGGCCGAGGGTAGCAACCTGTATTATACCGATAGCCGCGTACGAAATGCAGTACAAGCCGACCCCGCAACCGGTAATATGTTGTCGTTTGATTCCGCAACCGGTGATATGTTGGTGGCGTTGTCTGATTTCCGATCAACGTTTGCGCCTCAAAATCTAACGGCCAATACATGGGCAACACTCAACCACCAATTGGGCGAGAAAATTGTACATGTATCCGCATACGATGCAAGCGGCAATTTAGTACAACTTGATGTACAACTTGTTGATGCAAACAACGTTAAGGTAAAGAGCGTTGTAAACGTTACAGGTGCCGAGATCGTTGTATCTATGTAATCTCGTTTGATTCTCCTCAAAAAAACATTTGCCTCGGTGTTTTCCCCCATTTCTATGGGGGTTTTTTTTAGGGGTTGCCAACGCCGTAAATGCGTTGTACAATACATGTGGGTAGGGTCGCACCCGGTAAACGCTGTTAAACCCATTTGACACCACACACACCATTTAAACACACACACCATTGGGGTTAACCATGGCAAACATTACAAACAATTCATTGGTTGGCGATTTACGTTTACAACAAATGATTAGCCAAGAAATTAAACTTTTATTGACCGATGCCCGCAATTTGCGCAACACACCGTTTTTGGATTTCGTTGGATCTATTAACGGCATGGGATCCGATACCATCCGAGTACGTAAAGCCGGATTAGATGGTTACGATTCTTTTAGTGAATTCACAGGCGCAACCGAGGATGGCGCGGTATCCGATACATCTTTAACTGATGGCCACGCCGATATCGTTGTTAAACGCCAAGCACTTATGTACAAGATTACCGATCTTGCCAACATGACCGGCATGGGCGCGGATATCGATCCATTTCGTATTGCTGAATCTATCAGTAAATCATACGAATTGTTGTTTGCTGAATTGACAGGGGCCGCCGTTGCAGGTTTTACCGCCTCGGTATCACAAGCCGGTGCATTAACCGTTGAGGATTTTATCCAGGCGTTTCAAACATTGGAATTGGCCGCATCCGGTAAAGGTGCACCCGGCCCATACGTTGCGTTGTTGCATCCAGAGCAATGGCAAGACCTCCAAAACGATATCCGTGGCGAGCAAAACAACGCGTTGGCATTTGCCCCGGCCTCATTTGATGCCATGAGTGCAAAGGGCCCCGGATATAAAGGATCGTATCTCGGTGTTGATATTTATACATCTTCACACGTTGGCCAAAGTGCCGGACAACATGTTGGTGCATTGTGGGCACCCGGTGCCATTGGATTTGCAACCGGTAAACCCGCCGCATTGGTTGGAGCCGCCGAATCTATGGACATGGGCGAGGTATTGATCGAAATGGATCGCGATGCCACACGCGCGTTAACATCTATTGTTGGCCATTGTTATTTGGGCATGGGTGTTATCGATTCAGATCGCGGGGTTAAATTGTTGTCTATCGATAACTAAAATAATTCTTGTTATGTTGTTGTTGGGTGGGTGCGTTGCACCCATCCATTTACAATACAAATAAAAACCGAGGTAAAACAATGAATTACACACCAACCGCCCAACCGTGGGCACCACAAAATGTGCACAATGCGCAAATGGTATTACCAACCAGAGCAAACCACCCCATGTTTGCCAAATGGTGGCCGGCCAATTGGGTTTGGCAAACATTTGAGATTACAGAAACGATCGAGGGTAAAGGCAAGGCAAAAGACACCGAGATCACCCGCACCGTTGGTTTGTTTGTGCCCAATATCGAGTTTGAACAGATACGCCCCGGTGTAAATGCCGTGCGCCAAATCCGTGGTGAGGTTGGCGATGTATCCAACCGTATTGGCCAAATGCAACGTGAGGGTTGGATCTACCTAGACCCCAAACGCCACGATTACATACGGGCATACCCCGCACGTGGTGGCCAGTATTTTGCGGATCGTTTTACCGATATTCGAGTATTGGCAAACCGTGTTATCAAAACATTTGATCGGGATGCATACAACCGTTGGTGCGTTGGTTTGTTGGTAAACAATGAATTGGGCCACATCGAGCCACAATTTTGGCAATTGGCCATACGCGAATATGCCAAACGACCCGAGCGGCTATACAGATCCCAACATATTCCAGAGATTAAGGCCAAAATCGATGCCATGAATTGTACATTAGAGCAAATGCAACAATTTGTAACGGATTACCAACAACATGGCGTTGAGATTTACAAACAGGTGATGTAATGAGTGATACCCCATACGCCCCACAAATCAAAGTTCCAGAGTTATTGGAGCGCGGCAAAACACAGACCAGTGAATTGCCCATTTATCGCAATGGTGCGTTGGTGGTGCCAACCGAGGTACGTTACACGTTAATGGATGCGGCCCAAAACAAATTAATTGATAATGCATTGGGTACATTTCCCGGCAACATCCCACAATACACACATGCCAGTGGTTTGTTGGATGGCAAACAATTGGGTGAGGGATACATCCAGGAATGGAATATAACGATCGTTGGCCGTGTGTATACATTTCGCCGTATGTGTGCCGTTGTATTGCGCCGTTTGTATCCCGTGGTATCCGATGCCGATTTAACGGCCACATATTCCCAATTATCGGATTTGCGGCCATCCAGTATGGCATCGTATCAACAATACATTGACGAGGCATGGTACACAATGGTGCAACGGATGCGAAACGAGGGCGGGGGATTAGAATACCTAGTAATGAGCCCCGAGGCGTTCCGATCGGCCCACCAAAATTTGGCGTTGTATTATATATTCCGAGATTTCCACAGTAGTTTGGGCCAATCCAATGGCCGTTACCTAGATTTGGCCAATGAACATTATACCCAATACAAAACCGAGTGGAAACAGATCAATTTCATTTACGACCACAACCATACCGGTGCCAGTGATAACCCCGATCAACGGGTTGCAAAACAACCGGTTATTTATCTCTCTAATCCGGGCCGGTTGGGCAATTTCCGTGGGCGGCGTAGATAATGGGCGTATCATTTGCACAATTGCGATCCGAGATCGCCAATAACATTGGTGCGTTATCGGGTTTTACATTGGCCAGAATGGCCCCAACGTATTTTGGCCGCCAACAAAACACGGTTGCCCATTTATCGTATGTTGTTGGTGTTGATTCCACCACGGCTACCACAGAACGGCAACGGCGTGTTGTGGGTGTATATGCCCAAACAAATGTGGTGGTTACGTTTGCCCACCGTTTGCGCCCGTTGGATGTGTACCCAACCGATTACGATAACGCATTGGATGTTGAACAAACGGTAATAAATGCCGTATTGGGTACGTATGCCATAAACAACGCGTTTACAATACGTTATAATGGTACACAACGATCCGTTGTTGATTCACAGGAATACATAATCATGCAATTGCAATTTACCGCATTGCACACACTAACACCATAAACCCCAAACCTAGGTAATAAAATGGCATATTCAACCGTACCCAAGACCAAACGCGATGGCAAAATCGAGTTGTTGGATGGAACAGGCACCCCCGTTGTACTCGAAATTGCATACGAGGATGGCAATTTTTCATTTGCACAACCACAACAATTTAGCGAATTGATAATAATGGATAGGGGATCGTTTTCTACCGTGCGCAAGCAAGATGAACAGGCCATAACCGGATCGTTTTCGTTTCATTTTCGCCAATTCACCGATTCAGTAAACGCCGGATCCGTACGCGATTTTATTAACCAAACAGGTTCGTACAGTGGCAACACATCCACAGGT